AGGCATACGGTCAGCTTGAATGTCTGTACCAGCAACCAAGTCTTTAGTTAGGTTAAGTCCGTGTGAAGTGAACGGGATGTTCTGGAAGTTGCCAGATGGGGTAATCCCGAATGTGGATTCAGTGATAAAGCTTAGGCTAGACCGTGAACCCTGTGCGAAGGTAGGCATGTGTTATTCTCCTAATTATAAATGTACCAGCCGATTGTGATCGGTATGTAGTACCAAGGTGTGTCTAATAGGCCCTGAGCCCTTTCAGTATAATCTATAGACACGATGGTTGTTGTTCCGCCACTTGTGTAAGAGACGTCAGTGTTTGACTCAAAGTTGTCAATTATTAGTTCAGCTAGGGTTTCTGCTGCGGCGGGTCCAGCATTCTCTGGTGCATGTACGTTTATATGGAAGATGCCCCTATAAAGTATCTGAGCGTTTGGACCTCTTGCTGCTCTTACACGCTGCGTGGGAATAAACTCACACTGAACAAAAGAGGTGCCGGTGATAGGGTTGAAGGAAACATTCTCGTAAGCTACAGAAAAAGAATTAGCAGTAGCTAGGGTGGCTAGTCGGCTTTCTAGTGCAGCTCGGATGGTTTTATGTATACTAGCCATTATTCAGCCCCTGTATCTACTGTTGCGCCACCAAGGATGTTAGCTAGTCTTGTGTATACGTGAGACCCACCTTGACCACCAGCTCTAGGGATGTTCCCTCTTGGGTTGTTCTCAACTATACTAGCATGAGGAGAGTTGTTTCTAATGTTAAAGACGTCTTTAGTTAAGTCTAACTTACCAAGGTCAGACATAAGTTGTTCCCTAGCTACCGAAGGTTTCCCAGACTTTCTTTTACGACCTCTAGCTGATCTACTTCTTGGAGCACCAGCAGTGTTACTTAACGTGTGGGACTCAATATAGGCACCTGTGTCTACAGGAGACTCTAACACTAAGAACTCTATAGACTGCACTAACATCTCTCTGACAGCATCTTCTGCTATAGTATCTAAATCTGATATGACCTCTTCAAAAGTACCTGTAAGTTTAGTTTTAGCCATAATTACTCCTGCACAGTACACAGATGACAGATAGGGATACCAGCAGAGAAGATAGTAGTCACAGAAAGTACCTTTACAGTGTCGCCGTTACCTATAACGAGATCTTCATCATCAGGAGTTATAGCTAACCCTTGAGCAGAGATAAGAAGCTTACGAGACCCTCTTACGATTTCATCAGTGTTTCCAGCTATCCCTAGTGCATAGTTGTAGAAGTAGCCTAATATGGGATAATCTGTTGTAGCCTCTCCTGACCTACTACCAGTAGCAGGATCATAAGCCCCATCTGTAGTAACCTTACGCAGAGTCAAAGACTGTCCGTGTTCGCTTACAAGTCTATATAAGTCACCAGACCTAAACATTACTTAGCCCTAACTGTTGTAGTCGTAAGAGTCGGATTCGTTATAACTTGCAGGATTTTTAAACCTATCTCTTCTAAAGCTGGGCTCTATTCTATCGGTATTCTCACGAACAGCTTTAACAGAAGTTGCACTAATGCCACCGGCTTTGATACCTATGACAGCACCAGCAGTCTTACCCTGATACTCAAGGGTGTCTGCTAAGGTCATGTACTGCTTTGCCAGAGTAGAGTACTTAGAGGTTAAGACACCATCGAGTTCTGTGTCAACCAGTCGTGAATACTTGGACGATATGGCCCTAGCTGCCCAAGCAGCAGAATAATAAACATTGTTGCCAGTCTGAGTAAGACTAAATTCAATCTCCTCGTTCTCTAGCTGTTTATCAAAAGTGTCTGTATCACCAGACAACAACCTAACACTGTTCAATCTGCCAGCGGCAGTAGTTGTGCCAAGGGTAGTAGGATCATACGTCCAAGCCATTAACCGTTCTCCAACTCGCCGTAGTTACGCCTCCAACTACGGATCATACCTCGTTGCTTATCTAGTACCCTAGACTTCTTACAACGCTTTTTGTCATACTCTCTTGTTGTTGGTACAGCGGCTTTCACCTTTTCGTTAATACTGTCCACGAGGGCATTAAGTCCGTCTATGTCTAAGGCTTCAAGACCATCTCCCACTTTCATGCCAACTTCCTTAGCTGAGTTATGAAAGAGGGTTCTTTGATTGTATAGGATACGGACTTTGTTATCGTCTATACTGAGTTCTTTCCAAGGAAAGTGATCACCAGCAGCCCATTGTCTACCGTTAGCGGTAAAGGGCACCCTTACGAACGTAGGGCGGTCCACTTGAAACGGGAAGTTTTCTTGTCTAATCATGTCGGGGTCTCCTATGTGGGTGGGACACCCTAGAGCATCCCACCAGTTCAACTATTATTGAACGATACCGTTGAAGAAGTAACCCAAGTCTGGGCCAACTACTTTCATGTCGTAGGACATTTTAACTTGAATGTGCTCTGCAACCTGTTGACGCTTGAGTGCATCATCAGAGAAGGACTCAACAGTAATACCCAGATTGTTTGCTCCAGGAATTGAGTTCCATGCAAAGGTCATACCAGCAGCAGGAGTCATAAGACCAGCACTTGATGGTGTGTGACACAACATAGCATGTTTACCACCGATAAAGGAAGTAGACTCAGCAGCACCTTCTACAGCAGTGTTCTTGACTGCTTCCATGACGTAGAGCTTCTCTACTTCAAAGATCTCAGCAATTTTAGCATCTGTGATCAGTGCAGTGTTGCTGACAGTCGAGCCACCGTTAAGGCGAGACAGAATGTCTGGGTGGTTGATCAGAATGTCACGGACTTCTTTACCGATAACCATAGTGTTTGGCTTATAGCCACCAGAAGCAAGTTGCATAGTGCGACGAGCATCTGTTACGTTCTGGATAGGTGTTGAGTTGGTGTAGTCGTTCCAGTATACAGGAGTACCTGCACCAGAAGCAGCACCAGACACGTTAGTTGTCCAGACACCATTAGTAAAGAATGTCGAAGCAAACTGCTCCTCACGGTGGATCATCAGGCGCATAGCCAGAGTCTCCGCACCCGCTTGGCGGATTTGTAGTACTTCGTCTTCGTTAGCAATAGTCTGCTCGTCAAAGTCCATACCAAGACCATACACATCAGCAAAGTAGCTGCTGTTAGAAATGGTCATACCGATACGGTTAACCTCAGTGCGTGGCGCAAGTTTCTTTACGTCACCAGTGCGGTTCATGTTGGCACGGTCATAGATGTAGTATTTGTCAGACTGACGTGCGACACCTACCGTGGGAAATACCTTATCTGCGATAAAGTTCTCTTGTGATTGTGCATAGGCCAGTGTCAAGTTAGACAACGGACGGTCGATATGCACCTGTGATGGGGTTAGCATTGGCATTATAATGTTCCTTATTCTATGCTATTAAGCAGCAGCGTTGCCGCCTTGAATGAGTTCGATAGCAATGATCTGATCATCTACACCAGCTTCAGTTGCATAACCCATGATAATATTGCCAGTAGTGGCAGCGACAGCATCGCCATTGGCATCTGTTGCTACAGCAGCACCGGCTGCGATTGTACCGCCAGCCTTAACCATGACTTTACCTGTCATAGCTACTGTAGCAGCACTAGCAGCGGTTGGATTGTTGAGCAGAACACCAATGCAGTTTTCCCCTGCACCATTAGCCAGATCAACTTGACCGTCTGACTCTAGTGTTACGAACTTGAACTGTGCCGCCGAAAGGTCGATACCAGCAATGAATGTGCGGTTGTCCCGTGATTGAGTAACAGCCATTTTTATTCCCCTTTATAGGATTTAGTGATAAGAGCTTTGCCTTCATCGGTCTTAGCTACAGCAGCGTAGGCCAAGGCATGTTCACTCTTTTTCATTTTATGTTCGTCCATGTAGGACTTTACGAGTGCCTCTAACTTATCGGTCGCAGAGGTGAACTCTCCGTCAACGTCAGATTTACCCAGCTCAGTCATACTACCTTCAAAGGCTTTGTCGGCTGCTTTGAGTGCTTGCATGATTGTTTCTTCGTCTCCGAAATTGGCAACCAAAGATTTGGCTACTTCAAGATCAAAGTGTGGTAGTTCGGCCTCTGCATGTTTAACTAAGACAGCATCTGCCTTAGCAACTTCTGCTTCTTCTAGTGCCTTAAGAATAGGCGCAGGAATATCAGCCTTGTTGATCTGTTCATCACCGTAAGTCACATACTCAGGTTCAACCGACTTCTCGATTGAGTCTGATTTAACGATGTAACCAGCTTCTTCCAGAGACTTGCTAAGGCGATCAATCTCGGCTTTAGCTAGGTCTAGTTCAGCTTGAATGGTGTCTACCTCGTCCAACGGACCTTGGTAATCTTTCTTCATGTCCATGTTATACATTTTCATAGCTTCGTCCTCGGACATACCTTTGTCCATGTAAGGCTTTAGCTTTGCTTTCATGTCATCAGACATTTTTTCTACTTCGTTCTCCATAGTTTCTCCCTCGGAGTTGTCCCTTTTATAAAGAGAGACCATTGCTTGTTTGTTAGCTGGACGATCAACCAAGGACAGTTCATCTAACTCAAGTTGTTTAAGTAAATTAGGCATCATAAGATTCCTTGATTGCACGACCACCTATTGAGAAGGCCGCAAGTTCACCAGATTTGACCCTAGCCCAGACGTCATCGTCGTAGACTTTAAAAGCTACAACCCAACCCTCTCGGTCACTCTGGATGCCAAGGGACTCACCAATTTCTTTGGTGACAGGCATGGAGTGGATAACCGCCCCAATCTGATCCCCTTTGTGCATTTCTTTACCGACACGAATATTCTCCATGAAGTTGTTCACGGCCTTTACAAGTGTCTCTGGTTCGATAACATCGCCTTGGCGATCAACCACAGGTTCGCCCTTTTCGGTAACGACTGAGGCCCACCCATAGACGAGACGTTGTTCGTCGTCCGCCTTGAGGATTTGTCCTTCGATATTGTGTTTTGTGAGTTGTGACACTGAGGTTCCTCCCTCCCACATTCTGCAAGACCAGTACCCTGCTGTTGTCTTGTCCTTCTTTGAGTCGCAGTTATGCCTTGCACGGAAGTTGGCCCTAGCTTTCGGGTCATCTCGCCGTATCTCCATATTGGGGTCTCCGAAAGCCACACGTTTGATTTTACCTCCGCTTTGTACGAATACCTCAAACTTCTTGTTACCACCCTTAACACGGCGGGGTTTGTTTAAGGTAACTTGCTCCCCCTGATACTCAGCCTTTGTTACCTCTTCGTCAGACTTCTTACTACTAGAAGCATGAGAAGCTGGTAATAAATCTTTGTCGTGCTTAGGGGACTTAGAACCTGAGACGATACGAAGAAAGCTATTCACCCTAGCCATAGCCCATTGCTCAGGAGAGCTTACGTTAGGTCTTACAGATCCGGGATTTGTCTTATATGCACCAATACCTCGACGATACACAGCCTGTAGCATAGAGGTCGTTACCTTATGCTTAGACTTGGCGTTGTGTGCTGTTACTTTTGCTTGTAGACCTTTTGCCATTATGCTTGTCCTCCCATGCCAGCATGGTTTGTGCAGTAGTAGTGAAGAGTGGGTGTGCTGCCAGTTACAGCTATTGTGACTGTTGCCCCAGAGGAGCCAGCAGTACCCGACACAGTTACACCTGTAGTGTACTGAGACCCTCCGCCATGTGTACCATTAGCAGTAGTAGAAAACCTGAGTGGGTGTCCAGAATTAGAGGAGTCTGACTGGTCAAAGATATAAGTATTACCAGCAACAAAATTTATGGAAGGGGTTACTGCTCCTCCAATGTAATACTTGTTTCCTGTACCAAACCCGTTAGTGCCAGAGGCCACTGTTACTACTAGAGTTGTGTCAGAGGAAAACTTAGCTAGATATTCTTTAAACCATTTGGCTTCTTTGAATGTAACAAACTTACTAAGCTTAGTAGGATTAGAGCCGTGAGTTACATCATATTTAGAGGTAGCAGTGTTAAAGGTAGCTATGTTTTCGTTGTTGTTACTTGCGTAAGAACCTTCACTCCTAGCCCATTTATTGTATTCTGTCCTAGACATTACACGCTCCTGCAACGGAGTATTACCGCTCTTTGGATAGTTGTGGATATACTTGTGGTGATTGTGCAGATAAATGTGTAGTCTCGTCTATCTATGCCACCAGCGACATAAATAATTGTGTTCTTGCCAGAAATTGCTTGAGCTATGTTGTGTATACTGTCTACAAAAGCATTACCATTGACAGTGTTTAAATCATAACCTGCGGGTAAAACATACTCTGTAGGGTAATCATTAGACCTTACAGACCATGTAACAGAGGTTATATTAAAGCCAGCAGCTATGTCCGACCAGTCTATGCTGTAATCTAGCAGTTCATCTGGGTCTTTATTGGGCCAAACTAGGCTCATGTCTTGTCCTCTTATGCTGCAAGGTTGTAAGATTGACCGGCAGATAACGTAGGCTTAACCTGTCGAACAAAGGATACTTGTGAGCGAGTTACGTTAAGTGACCTACCCCTGTTATACAAATCGGCTATAGCTGAGTAGTCAAACTTAATACCTGTTGCGGATAGGGTTGATACTTCGGGGGTTAATACTAAGCTGGCGTCTACAGCTACAGCTATTCTTGTGCCTACGGGCTCAATAGAAACAGTACCCTCAACTCCACCGTCAACCTCTGCTAGACCTTTTACGCCTAAGATGCCTAATACTGGGGTTAACTCAAGACTTTCAGGAAGTTCAATATTAGCATCGCCGTGACCAGTAGCATTAAGGTTAACACTTAAGTCAGCCTGTTCTCCTGAAGGCTCTGCTTCTGCTTGGCCTATTGCAGTGAGGTCTGCTACGACAGGGGTAAGGGATTGTCCGACACAAACAGCATTAGCAAAAGTTTCAAAAGTTAAGCTACTGTTTAAGGATACTGTAACCTCTTGACTGTCGTTACTATAAACTATTTCCGTAGGGTTAGCTGTAAGGTCTGAGAAGCTTTCTTGTAGGATTAACTCACTTTGATACTGGGTTGCGTCCCAAGGGATAGTATTAAAACTCTGAGTGGTTACGGGTGTTGAACCAGCAGTTGCTTCAAAACCAGTGGAACCAAAGGGGAAGTTAAAGGAGAACTTGTTACCGTCTTGTAGAAGGACGTTATCTCCTGCATCCCCTGCTGCACCATTCTGTAGGATACCCCCGTCAGGCTCAGTTGTAAGCTCCTTGTAGATAGGTACTAATGCAACTTTTGGACCCAGTAACTCTGAGACACTGGCTACCATATTAAAGGTAGTGGTGCTAGTTCCTGCCGCTGAAAGTCCTGTAGGGTACGGGTAGACTACACTGTCTGCGTATTGACGATCTTGGGCGTGTAGTTTGACAGGGGGGTTTAAGTACCACTGAGGATCAAACGATCCCACAGTCATATCAAAACCTACAGGGAAGGGTGTCAGGTCTTGCAGTTCTTCGGGTATATCTACGTCAATAGGAGGGGGTGTAAGTTCCTTATAAGCCCTAACCAAGACTTTTGTCTGTATATGCCCCGAAGGTACAGCAGCCGTTGACTCAAAGCCCACAACAGGTTCAACAACCTCTGTGGTTATAGCCCCCAGACCTACAGTATTAAGTAGGGAGTGCTCTTGAGGTACAGGGGTTCCGTTAGGAAAGTTAGCGTCTGTTATCTCTGGCTGTAACCTAATACCGTAGAAGATATAAGCTGCACCAAAATGGTAGTCACCAGTAGAGCCTACCCCATACCTGTCCGTACCAATATCCTGAATCTGTACTGACTCAGGGGTCTCATTTATCTGTAGACCCTTTTCTTCATCTGGTAGTAAGTGGAATAAGGTTCTTGACTTATTCTCCCCTGCCATTTCTAGGGGTCTAGCAGGGTCTGTGGTTTCATCCCCAGCCTGAGCAGTCACTAAGGGGTCAAAATAAGTTGTACCTCTGATAGAGTTAGTTTCATCAAAGGTGTTAATAGTCTGGAACTGACCTACGACTACGGCGTAATCACCGTCTTTACCATTAACAGGAGTGTTTTCATAAGTAGAGACACTTAACTCAAAGCTAGGGTCAGCTAGTGTAGTAACTGTAGCGGTATTAACACCGCCAACATCAGCAATATCTTCAGCAGGGGTTAGGTGGAAAAGGTGGGGAGTCTGAGGATATACACCACCGGGGGTTGTAGTGGCGGGGTAAGTGTATGTACCGTTAGTTAAGGGTGCAAAGGCATCTTGGTAAACTATCTGGTCATTAACTGCCCCGTTCAACTGTGTCTGCATAGACAGACCTTCAGCCGTACCGAAAGTAACTAATGCGTCATCCCAGATAGGTCCAGTGGTGGGATGATCACCACCATCGGAATTGAAACCTATTTGCTCCCTATTACCAAGAATAAGGTTCTTGTCGAAGTAATTACGACCCAGAGTAATACTGTCAGCAAATCTTGTGCTGCCCTCACCACCCTGAACGTACCAGACAGTAGTATTATGCGCCCTTACTGCATCTGTAGATATGACAGCAACTGCTTTAGGGATTACAGTTGAGTTAGGTGTAGAAGCTGGTTCTGGACAAGATGCTTGAACCCCAGTAATACCAACTGGGACTATCTCTCTCTGAGTACCTGCGCCACCTAATGTGGTGGCTGCTATAGGGGCAAAACCTAGCATCTACTGCCTATTAAATCCTGAAGGTGCGGTGTAATTCAATGTAGAACCGGGACCGCAAATAATTTTGTATAGGGTGTCACGAGTGCTGGTGGTCTTGTTAGCGGCAAACAAAGAGAACCTGTCAACCACACCACCTAAACTATATCCCGCACCAGTTAGAGGGTCACCTGTTGCGTTGTTCCACGTATTATTCCAACCCCACCAAACCTTTTTCGCATCTGTATCCCAAGCGACTTGAAGCACGTCCACCCCCGGAGTTAGTGAGAAATTTACGGTGGTTGTGAAAAAGCCTTGGTCATAACTGTTAACAGAGGCGTTATGAATAGTGGCCCTTGCGCCGTAATTACCACCGGGGTGGAAAATAGAACATAATGGACCTGCTGTGGCGTGGGCTGAGTTATAACCATAAGTGTCGGCTACTAGGCCATCGTGATCCCCAATACCGATTACAAAATCCGATGCACTGCATGTGTGGCCCGTCATGATTTCAATTTCTGTATAGCCTTTTCCACTTCTTAACGGGCCTTGGTAGGTCATTCCTCCGTTAAAGTTGTAATGGGTGTGATCGACCCTGACCTCACTTACTGCACTATAGGTTTGAACAACCCTGTTAGCGTAAGCACGGGTCAAAGCTGGTACGGCTACATATTCTGTAAAGGAAAGAATCATAGAAGAGACGGACACAGCCGTGGCAATCCCGTCACTAATTCTAAACCTAAAAACAAGGTCGCCTTCATGGGCGGTATTAGTACTAGGGGTAAAAGTGTATACACCGTTTGATATAGCTATGTTAGTTACCATGTCTGGTAAATTAGAAGGGCCATATACATTACCACTTGAGTCGAAGGCGTCCCAATCGTAAATAATAGGGAAACCTGCATCATCAACAGCCGCAATAGTTATAGAAGAGGTACTGCCATCCGTATTAAGTTGAAAAGTGCTTGGAGGCAGGGTCGTGAATCTTGGGGCAAACTGTGACCCAGTGCTAACCCTGTCCCACTCTAGGCCATCCCAAATGTAGAGGGTCTTGGTATCCTGAGTCCAAGCTAAGTCTGTAGCACTAGGGCTTGCTGGTAAAGCTGCATAATTGGCAACTTGAGATATTCCCCCAGAGGGGGCCACAGGCGCCCAGCTATTAGTGCTAGATACAAAAGTTAAGGCTTGTCCGTGGGCAGGAGTAGTACTATCTACATTAGCTATATCAGCTAGGTACTGTACTACGTCCTGAGCCAACATAGTGAATATTACTACACCAGCAGCGCCGACAGTTATTGCCCCGTTATTAGCAAGGGTAGAAGATGTAGGAGACCTAGCCATAGTGTAGGTTCCGCCAGACAGTCCTATAGTACCAGTGCCCGATTCATATGATGTGCCGTCTTCTATGGTATACCTAACAATATCTCCATCAACAACAGAAGCTTCAGCTAATCCTTGAAACCCTGATACAGCAGACCCGAAGGTTAAGTTACCTGTACCTGCTGCACCCGAGAGGGTCATCTTTGTTCTGTCTATGAATTTTACCATTAGGTATTACCTTAGATTAAGCTATGCGGAGAATACTTGTGGTAGCTCCCGGAGCAGGGAACTGAATAGTAAAGTCACCACTTGTAGAACTGACTGTTCCTCCAAAAGAAAACACAGCAATAACTTCATTACCTGTGTTATTATGATTGTAAAGAATACAACCATCAGAGGCTACTGTTACGTTACTAAAGGTAACATCATTAAAATCCATAACAGCAGTTGTAGTACCTGTTGCTATCTGAGGAAAACCTGAAGCTACAGTTGCTTCTGCACCATTATTACCTGCGTTAAGGGAGTATGTTGCATCATAGTTAGTACCAGACACCTCGTCAGAAAGTACAGTCCCAATGTCAAAAGTAGTGGAATCGTAGTCTCTAACAAGGTTCTCTTCTTCCTTTAGAAGAATGACCCTCATAGAATTGTCAAAGTCATGATTACCTTTAAGCAACTGTAGTTTAAACTGGTCACTCAGGGCTGTTGTAATAGTTCCCATATTATAATTCCTTGTCTTCCTCTGCCTCCTCGGGCAGATCATTTGTTTCAGTTTCGACCTCTAGGTCAGGGTCATAGTTTAGTTCAGCAATAGCCATAAGGTCTTGTATGACCTCTGGATGATCACTGACGTTAATGTCTGCACCGTTAAGGTTACGAAGGAACCCTGCAATCTCACGTAGATCATGCGGAGCAACATCACCTGCCTTGATACAGGGCATCAGATCATAGTTAAGTCCGTTAAGCTGCCATAGGCGTTCTACCAGTTGCTTGTTAAGTACATCTACAATAGCTTGGATGTAGCTCTCTAAGGCACGTAGAAACAGGTCAGTCTTACTTTTAGAGAGTGCGTATGATCCATTGTTACCCCCACCGAGCATAAGAAACTCAGAAAGTACAGAACGGGCAATGTCATGTTGGTAACGTCTTACAATAGGATCAATATCTAAATTACGAGTTCCTGAACTGGACATTAACTCTACATCTACTAGACGTACATTAGTAGGACTACCATCCTTGTCAGGATAGGTATCACTGGGGGTAATAATGTAGCCCTGTTCGTTGAACTTTACATCACGTAAGATTTGCTCAAGATTGGCAACAAAACCTGTCTGTGCAGATGTAGCATCCCCAGAGAGGTACTCAGAAGGGATACGAGCTACAGGGATACCTGCTAACTCTCGCTCTACTGCTATGGCTTCTATGGACTGTAAATTGTTTAAGTATTGGTACGATGTGTAAGCATTGCGTAGGATACTACGACCACTGGGATCACCGTTAATAGAAGTAGTTCTATAATAGAGGCTTTTGTTAGCTGGGATGTAGTGTTGAGAAAGTGCATAACCTGTATCCTGATAAAGCCCCAGTACTTCGCCTGTCTTGGTGTTTACATCAAACCTAGAGACTGTCCAAGGCGCACGACAAACAATTTTACGGACACCCATGCGCCCGTCAGTATACTTACTATACTTCTTATACGATTGTTTAGTAGGCCCAACACGGCGCTTATAGACAACCTCAAACCAAGCAAAGCCATACGACAAGCTTGATAACGCTTCCGCAATGTGGTCATCAAGCGAATGTTCCATGTCATCAAAGACACTTTCCACAAATAGAGCTTCATTCTTAGCTTCTTCAGTATCATTAGCTGGTTCAACCTTGAGTTTGACGTCTCTAAGTACTTGTTCAGCAGCATACATAACTGCGCCAATAGTACTGTCATTATCTCTCATTTCCCTATATTTACGGATAGCAGCTTTGCCACGTAACTCAGGAATAAATTCGTCCGAACGAATCTGTCCATTTCGGACATTCTGTCCACTGACCCCTAGTGTTTGGGTCGCTTTAGTTTTACTCAATCTTCTGGGCATTATAGGAGTCCCTTAGCACTAGAATATGCTAGTTTAAGTTGTGGCTTTGCGTACCCATTAAGACTAAGGTCGGTGATGGCCCATACACAGGCATCTAATCTATCTGGCGACCCTAAAGACCCAAGAGGTTCCCATTGAACCATCTGATCCTCCAAGTCGTTAAGCCCTCTGACGTGTTTAACTCTGCCTTGCTCATATAGTGCAGATACAGGTTCAGCCCTAGCCATCTTGCCTCTACTCGCATGAACGAGGCGTATGGGTAGAGCTTCATCTTCTGTGTGTAATGTGTGTCTTACCATGTCGCCGCCCTGATTCTTCTCGGCAACAATCCTATCAGCCATATGCTCTCTGTATAACTCAACAGCCTTAGCTGCCCAAGCTTGAGGACTATACTGTCCTGTATGATCCTCTAGGACATAAGCTGTACCGTTTACATCAACACCAGCTACTATGATACCAGTCATATCAGAGTCAGTGTTATTACTAATAGCGGGGTCTATGGCTACAACAATTCGGTTAAGCTGAGGGACGTCATCTTTGTCTACTTCACACTCAGCTAGTAACTTACGATTCCACAGGGCACCAGAGGCTTCGTCTAGTATTTCTGCGTATAACTCTTGTCTACCTAGTCTAGTGCCCTCGTAGGTCTTCTTTACTGCTGTAAGGAAAGTATCAGCAAGATTAGCACTATTATCAAAAGTTGATCCAGTCGAGACATGAGTCTTCTCGTCATCTAGGATACTTCGTAATAACTTGGTAGTCTTAGGTGTAGTAGTAACAAAAACTATGGGTCGTTTACCTAAACGTAACCCAAACTGCATCATATCCCATGTGTCTTGTGCATTTCTCCAAGCACATAACTCGTCACACCATGCACTGTAAGCCTGTGGACCCCTGAGTCTTTCTGGGTCTTCTGCTGAGAAAAAGACAGCCTTGGCACCATTAGCCCAAGTCATGCTGTTATTAGTAGGAGACCACACAGGATAACCCATGTCAGCCTTACGGTAGGTCTTGTCGCTCTTGTGGCAAACATTCAGAAGACCTGAGTCTCCCTCGACCATAACTCTACGAACGTCTCCTTTAGTGGGGGCAACACAATGAACGATCCTATCGCCCATCTTGATTCTATGCCTTACCCACTCAGCTCCTGCTCTTGTCTTACCCCAACCTCGTCCTGCTAAAGCTACCCAAGTATTCCACTTACCTTCTGGCTCTAGTTGATCTGTTCTAGCCCAAAAGCTCCAATCATGTTGTAGCTCTTGTGCTTGGTCAGGTGTTAGCTGCTTAAGTGCCTCTTGTACCTTATCATCGGATAAAGCTCTTAGAGATTCTGCTGTAAGCTTACGCTGCGTCTTCTGTGTCAGGGTTTGCATCTGTATCCTTGCCCAACAAAGTCATAAGGGCATCAATAGCACTTGAGTCTTGATCAGGGTCAGTATACTCGTCGGGGTCATTAACTGTGCTCTGAGGGCTCCAACCACCCTTACTACGCAAGAATAACTCCTGTGAAGCAAAGTGTCCTTCCATAGCTTGCTGTACGACTACATTACCAACCTTAGAGACAATCTCTGCTCTAGCTTCAGCTATGTCATTACCGTACAGCTTATAGAATGTACCATGAGAACCGGGGGCATTCTGATACTTCTTAGCTACAGTAGCCATAATATCCTTAATGCTCACACCATCTTGAACCGCTTGCCGAACATACTTGGCAATAGGCACACTATAAGGGAGTACTTGATTCTTAGGGTATGTCATTTTGTAGTAGCTTTAGTACCAATGGTTAGGTCTACAACAGCATCTTTCTTGGTTGTACCTAAGTTGGCAACAGCATCTTGTCTGTCAGACATTACGTTAGTTCCTTATGTTTAGCATAAGTTATAATGGGGAGGGCAAGGTCAGATACTCTGCGTCTCACTCATGAATATATTCGGGGAGGTGTGAGCATGACGCTTGCCGTGCTACACTACATAGGTATTCTTTTGTATATGTCAACCCCTAAAGTATAACTTTTTTATATCTTTCGTATAGAACATTGATTTAAAACAAAAGAAAGTTTTAGTTGGGCAACAAAATAATCATAAAAATTATAATAGTTACTACTACTAATGGTATATCAGGTGTCAAGGTTCAAGTTCTTCTACAAAGACTTCTTCATTAGTTATAAACTCTAAGAGGTCTATAAGGCAATCCTCTTTAGTTTTATTTATATAGTAATACTTACGACCCTTGTATTTGACAACACAATAAACACTAAAGTCTATTATCCTTTTGTTGTCATGATGTATTATTTCTCTAAAGTCTACTAGCACCGCTTAAGTTCCCTAACATATGTATAACGTATGTTTCACTTAATTATTTAACTATTATGATTAAAACTAAAGTTATTGGTCTTATGTTTAACATACGTGTAACATATGTTATGTCCTGTCCTGTCTTTGACATATAGGAACTAATTTTTATTTGTCAAGGGGTAGACTCTGAGTAAAGTGTATGAGTGCGACACTTTGGCACACTCTTTGTTATGCTAAGGTATTTTTTTATGTTGTAGATATGAGCCCCAAGGTATTTTTTTATGTTGTAGATAGGAGTGTGTTCGCACGGAGCGAGAACCCTGGGTTGTATTCCCAGGGGCCCCACTATCTTATAAGTTGATACCCCATGAGGCGAGTAACCAAGCGAGATCCTCTACCCATACGTGTGCAACTAGAACGATAGCTAGTATGGCAGCAAGCTTACTTAAAGTTGTAATCAACAATTCTTCCTGACGTTGAGTAAGTCTCATTTTACTATCCTATAAGTAGAGGGAACCGACCGAAACCGGTTCCCGTTAAAATTGTATTAGTCCGCTTTCAGAGCTAGGCCCAGACCAACCTTGCCGAGGGCTTTTGCTTTGTTGGCGTCTTGATAACCTTTCAATTTTTTGACTACTGCCAATGTGTCTTTATTGAGGTTTTTGTTGAGGTATTCAGCAAAAGCGGCTCTAGTCTTGGGGCCATAATCAGATCCGCCATTGGTGAACTCACGGCTGAATGTATGCCAGACATGGGCAACTACGTCCTGCGACTGTTCAGCCTCAGCAAAGACAGCGACGGTCTGTTCCAGAGCATCTTTCATTACAGGAAAAAGAGCGCCACGTAGACCGTCTTGTATGTAGTCTGTGAAGACTTTTAGGTCTCCCGCTTTATTGGCTGCAACTAGCTTAGTTTGAGTAGTGGCGTCTTGGATAAGATTAGTCATGATGTAAACCCTTTCAAGGTTCTGAGATATGGGGCGGCGAGTGTCCCCGTTTGCCGTACATACACTATGCACAGATAATGGTATAGTAGTCAAGTAAATAATTGCAGTAATAGTGAAAATAATACAAATCGCCATAGACGGCAGCAGAGCCGGGCTAATACAACCTATGGGCGATACAACTTAAAGTTGATCAGACCAGGACTAATACAACCTAAAAGCGATACAACCTAAGGTTGCTCAGAGTTAAACTAATACAACTTTAAGGCGATACAACCTATGGGTTATTAGAATCGTTCTAATTCTACTTTAAGCTGATCACCTTAAAGGCGAGCGAGTAAAATAAAATTCACTCAACCTAAAGGCGAGTGGCTCTGAGTCTGACTCTGAGTAATACTCTGACCCCTACCATGGGAAATAGCCGGACCCCTACCATGGGAAATAGCCCTACCGTGGGAAATAGCCTCGCTTCGCTCGTGGGCTCTGAGTCATACTAAGAGTAATACTATGACCCCTACCGTGGGAAATAGTCTGAGTCTTACTCTTGCTCCGCAAGCGGCTCTGAGTCATACTCTGAGTAATACTATGACCCCTACCGTGGGAATTGGTCTTGCTCCGCAAGCGGCTCTGAGTCTTACTAATAGTCTTACTCTGACCCCTACCGTGGGAAATAGTCTGAGTAATCATATGATTAAGAGCCGTAGTTCATCCGTTTACTCAGGAAAATACTAAGACTCGGACTAAGAGTTCCCCCCCATCTGGACTTAATACTTTTGTTGCCCATAAGTCCAATCCCCACCAGTTCTTACAAAATCTCAGAGGCTAAACCACCGTCAACAAAAGATATTCTCCCGGAGCACAATCCTGGACTTAACTATTATCAAACCTCGTAGAATAAATCTCCGCTTGACTTCTGAGCCTATTTCTGCTATGTTGATCTTGGGTCAGAATGTCTCTGGCCTGCTCACTCTGAGCTTTTACTAATAGTAGAACCAACAGGAGAACTATTATGATTACTAGAGAACTTGCTGACGAATATATGCCAGAACGGTGTGTAAGATCTTGGGGACTGTCTCTTGAACAGTTCCCTAAGTATGACTTAGGCGATCACCCCGACCCTATGGGGCTTGCTCGTAGAGTAAGAAATCATTTTTATAATAGGGTAAATCGGATAGCTCAGGAGGAAATAGACACTTACTATCACTTAATAAGAAAAGCCAGAGTTCGGGTTAATAACGATTACCTTGATAAGAATATTACCGAAGAACAGTGTGATACTCTATTACACATGCTCAGGAATACCTATTCGGAATATCGGTCGTTAATTAGTGATCAGATAGAGCTAATAGTGGAGACTATGTTGCCGAACCATGACCCTAAGTCTGCGGGTTTCTTGGTTCTCTGGCTAGACCAGAAAGGCAGAGACCGAGGCAGAGACGGACGCATTACCCTGCGTTCTGGCAAAGGTCTCAGAAAGATGTTTCCATGTCTTACTGATAAAGAAATCGAGAACCTCAACGACGAATACCGCCATGAGTTCTCGGTCAAGGAACTGACTATTCACTCTGGTCAGACTAGGGCAGACTTTGTTCGTGCCAAGCACAGTCCCATAGGAAAACTAGAGAACCCAGATACTAGCTCTGGTCGTAAGTTTTTGGGTAATAGTTGTATGAGATACGACTTTATCGAAACTAGGAAACTATCTATGCAGCCCACTGAGGCTTATGCCTCTGGGGATTTTACTGTCTACTGGACAGAAGATACCTCTGGCAAGATATGCAGTAATGTAATTGTGTATGATGGGTCAGAAAATGACCCTGTAGCCGCACCAATATACGGCGTCTGTGAGAAGTCTATAGATACTCTGCAAGAGTTATTGTCTGAGAAAGGTATAGAGCTTTATACTCACTTCAACGGCAAGCGTTGGACTGGCGCTCGGCTATTACGTTTTGATAATTGTGATGGTGAATACGTCGGCCCATACCTTGACGTCCAACCCCAAGCTCTTAGCGAGACTGGTTGTGGCAAATACTTAGTTGTAGACCCTAACGGTTCTATTAGTGGCACTACCTATCAAGGTCTCTTATATGGTAACGGACAAAGTTGTCATATCTGCGATGATGCTATTTGTCGGGGTAATGAGTATCACTATAATAATGAGACCTATTGCTCTGATTGTTACCATGACCGTATCAGACAGTGTAACTATTGCGGCGATGACACAGAGACAGATGACTGCACCACTGTTCAGACTGAGTGCTCTGATTACGAAGAATACTGCGAGTACTGCACTAATCAGCATACCATTGTTATTAGTAACGGTGAGATTTGGTTAGAGAGTGACACTAGAGTAACTGCAAATGGTGACACTATTAGTATTGATGACTACAACGCTTCTTACTTTACCTCTGACTGGGACGGGCAAATCTACCCTGACCACAACCTAGCGCCACTAGAGAACGGTGACGTTGTATCTGTGACAGAGGCAGCAAACCACGGAAACTATTACTATTGTGACGACACTGGACTATGGAAAGAAAAGCCCGATGACAACTCAGATGACAACAACCCGTCAACCCCTATTACTGAAAGCTAGGTGGAGAATGCATAATTTTATCGAGATGTTGGCCTATTGCCGACCACAGCACTCAGAAACTCAGAGAGAGTTCTGTGAAAAATACCTCAGACCTGTATTCGGTCAACCAGACAATGAAGGCAACTATATTCTAGTCGTGGGCCATGCTCCGACTATTTGCTTTGCCAGCCATCATGACACTGTTCATAAGACAGACGGTATGCAGGAAGTATTAGTCAAAGGTGACAACGCTTCCCTGCCGCCTCTCTCAGACAGCTCTTGCTTAGGCGCAGACTGTACGACTGGCATATGGTTACAGCTAGAGATGATCAGAGCAGGTATCGAGGGTGTCTATGTTGTTCACGCCTCAGAGGAGATAGGTTGCTTAGGTTCCCGATACATTGTCGGACGCAACCCCAGATGGCTGCAAAGACTTAATGCCGTAATATCGTTCGACCGTAAGGGTACGGAAAGCGTTATTACACACCAGATGGGCTTGCGTACTGCGTCCGATGCCTTTGCAGTATCCTTGGCTAAAGTCTTAAACTTGCCTCTGCGTCCCGACGATACAGGCTCTTATACTGACAGCAACGAATATGCCTCTGATGTTTCGGAGTGTACTAATCTATCTGTAGGCTATTACAGCCAACATACTAAGAACGAACATCAGGACTTATACTATCTCAAGCAACTCAAGGATGCCCTAATAGCCGCAGACTGGTCGCAGCTAGTAATAGCCCGTGATCCGTCTATCTCAGAATACAAATACGAACGTGGCGGCTGGGATAGCGATTGGACTCGTGTTAATAGGCAATACAATACCTCTGCGTTTTTTGACGATATGTATCCTGCTCAGATAGGTAGCTCAGAACGTGATGAACGTGACGACCTAACAGACCTGCTCCGAGAATACCCTGCTCAGATAGCAGACTGGCTAGACGCTAATAACATCACCTATGACGACCTTATACAAGAGCTAGACCTTGTAGACCCTAAGATGCGGCGTGTTACCTACTGGTAATACCTAAACATCATACCAGACCTAATAGGGTTCGCTCAGACTTGACAATCTGGGCGAACCTTTTGAGGTGAAAGAGGACGCCCACAGAGGCCGTGGGAGGCCCCTTAGAGAGCCAAGTCACCATTTGGCAGGTTACTATAGCCAAAACACAAGACGGGCCTGTACGGGCCGCATATGCAGCCAATCGCCCAGATCGGGCCAACTATGAGGTATACTATGAGCAAAGAAGACATAGACACAAGCTGGCTAGAACACTTAGACACAGTAATAGCTCGGGAGCAGACCGAGAAAGACTTTGACAGGGAGGTTAATCAACTAATAGCTGACATTATTTGGTCAGTACCTGTCCCAAATCTAGGACATTGTCCTATTATTAATTGCTATATACCACACACGGATCTTAGAAAGAGGACTAAAAAATGAAGATACGCATACACGTTAACCAACACATAATCAGAGCTAATGCCAAGACTGGTAGGAATGACCCAACTCTGACCGCTAAGACCTATAAACATAATTACAGAATACATGAGGTAGACCTGCAGGTTATCTCAGAAGTAAAGTATGAGCCAGACCACCCGCTACCATGCGGAGCAAAAGTCTGGATCGAGGCACAGGCGCAAGAACTATTACTAACAAGTATTAGAGGAAGGGAGATTCTCCGTGTCTTATAATTACCGCCTAACTTTCTTTGACCAATATGGCAAGTTGATCTGTTATAAATCTTTTCGTAGCAGGTCAGAGGCAGAGTCAGAGTTAACTAGAGCAAAGAAAGCAGGACTATGGGTCAGGTTATTACCTATTAAATAATTCATACAATTACTAATACTAAGGCTCTGAGTAATACTCAGGGTCTTTTTCTTTGTCCTATTAATAGTAACACTATGAGTCATACTAAGACCAGGACTAATACTATCACTCTGACTAAGATTAATACTAAGAGTCATACTAATACTAAGAGTCATACTAATACTCTTAGGCCGGGCATTACTAATAGCCCTACAGTAGAAAGCCCTCCGTGGGAATTTGGCCCCTACGTGGGAATTTAGTGTGACATTTTTGCCACCCCTACGTGGGAATTTGTACCCTACGTGGGAATTTGCTTGCACCCTGCGTGGGAATTTGATCTAGTGCTGGCAGTGAAGGAGAAAAAATATGAGTGAAGAACTAAAAAGAGAGTTGCGTATGCTAGGCGTACTTGATTATAAGACCCCTACGGTGGAAAATGATACACCACCCATTTGGGTAAGGGACGATGTAACCTTCGATGATGAAGGTGAACCAAACTTCTAGGAGAGTAAGATGATAAATCGTGACCAGTTTATGAAGATGTATGACGAGTACGGAGAGTGTATGACTAAGTTAAAGAGAGTGCAGAAAGAGAACGAGAAACTACGAGAGAGCTACGAGATTCTTAAACGTGAAGCTGACTACTGGGAAAGAAAAGCTAAGAAGCTATTAGAAGAGAATCACAAGTTAGATGCACAAGTGAAATTATGGAAAGGAACAGCACCTTGAATAACTATTTACTTTGTAGCGTAAATATCCAAAATATACGGCATAGCGTAAAAAAAGGACAGTAAAATGATTAAAGTAACATATATAGACCACATGGGGTCAGACCTGAGTGTTGTTAATGCAGCTAGGGTAAGCTTTGGTAAGAAAAGTGAGTGGAACAACAAAGATTATGCTGACATATGGGACAATGAAACTAATACCACCACTAGGGTACACTACCCAAAACTTAAGAAAGCTGATGAAAAGTTGATCAAGTACCTAGCCAAGCACGGCCACTATAGCCCCTTTGGTCATGCCTTTGCATCCTTCCATGTCAAGGCTCCTATCTTTGTAGCTAGGCAGTTGGTCAAGCACAAGTTCCTACGTTGGAATGAGGTTAGTCGTAGGTATGTGGATGATACACCTGAGTTCTATACCCCTAAAGTGTGGCGTGGTAAAGCTGAGGATAAAAAGCAGGGTTCTTCTGACAAAGTTATTACAGAGTTTCTTGTTCAAGGGGGGGATAGATACACACCTAACCACCTCAAGCAAACTATGGACATAGCTGACGGTTATGATTCTGTAATGGACGAGTCTTGCATGTCACTGTACTGGGACTTTATAAAAGCAGGAGTATGCCCAGAGCAAGCACGTATGGTGTTGCCACAAAGCACCATGACAGAGTGGTATTGGTCAGGTTCACTAGATGCTTTCATGGATATGTGTAACCTAAGATGTAAGTTGGACACACAGTATGAGACTAGGTTAGTTGCAGAATATATACTGAGTGAAATGGTTAACCTATTCCCAGTATCAGTAGAGGCTTTAGTAAAATGAGACCTAAGACAATCATAAGTCTGTATGACTACACGGGCGAGGCTCTTAAGCCTTGGGCTAAAGCAGGGCATTGGTGCTATGCCTATGACATACAGCACGACGAGGAAGACAGGGTAGAAACCTATGACAGTGGGGGATCTATAACGTACACACATGCTGACCTACACGACTTTAAGCACATTACAACGGTAATTGGCAGGTTTATAGGTTGCGAACCTTTCTTTGGTATGGCTTTTCCCGTATGCACAGACTTAGCTGTCTCTGGGGCTGCATGGTTTAAGAAGAAAGCAGAAGCTGACCCAGAGTTTCAAGACAAAGCGGTTAGCCACGTACACAACTGTGCAAAGGTGTTTGAAGGTTTAGGCATACCCTACTTCATAGAAAACCCTGTAAGCGTGTTGGCTACTAAGTGGCGTAAGCCTGACTACAGCTTTCACCCTTATGAGTATGGAGGGTACATCCCAGAGGACGAGGCAGAACACCCACAGTGGCCTGAATACATTCCAGATAGAGATGCCTACCGAAAGAAGACTTGCTTATGGACAGGTAATGGTTTTAGGATGCCTGAGAAAAAGGAGGTTGACTGCTCAAACTACTACGGTAATGGCTACAGTAAGCCTATGATGAAGCTAGGCGGGAAGTCTATGAGGACTAAGAACATAAGAAGTGCTACACCAAGGGGGTTTGCACAAGCTGTAATGGAGAGCAACAGATGAAAATAGAATGGATAGACCCACACACATTATACATAATCCACAACAACTATATGTATTGTGTGTTTGAACAAGATGGTAAAATTGTTATGGAAAGCAGAAAGCTACCCGCTAGTGACTAACATAAGTTTAACATAAGTTATTACTATTATGTTTAATACTAATAGTTAAAAACTTATGTTTAACTAAAGGGCCCTTAAGTTAGATGGGTCACTTTTGTTTGTTGTCAAGGGGTAAATAAAAATAAAGTTTACCCTTGTATCTTTGTTGCCATATGATATGTGTTGTCGAAAGGAGAACACGATGACTGAAATATCACACCAACCCTGTCCGTTTGTAGCCTGTGGCTCGTCTGACGCCTTTGCCTACAATACAGAAGGCACTGGCTATTGTCATAGTTGCGGACAGGGCTACCCTGCCAACAGGTCACACGAAACATTTGACTGGGCAGAAGACAAGTACCCGAAGAAGGAAAGAGGAAACATGAGCGAATACATCCCGACCACAAAGACCATACCCACTACGGGTGATGGCAAGTATGTTGACATGAGGGGCATCAAAGCCTCTACTATGGAAGACTACGGTGTTATGACCTTTGATACCACACAAGAGTACAAGTACCCTAGTGGTGGCGTTAAGGTTCGTAACCTAGTAGAGAAAGGCTTTTGGGCTAAGAACGGGTTCAAGGGTGACGAGTTGTTTGGAATGAACCTCTTCACCGCTGGATCATCTAAGATGTTGACCATAACTGAGGGAGAGCTAGACGCCCTCTCTGTGTCGCAGATGCTTAAGTCTGGCACCTACACTAACCCTGTGGTGTCGTTGCCCTCTGCTACCCCCTCTAAGAAACTGTGGGAGAACTGTAGTGAATGGATCAATAGTTTTGAAAAGATCATCATTAGTGTTGACGGGGATGAAGCTGGTAATGCTATTGCCACTAAAATATCAAAGTTGTTCCCCAACAAGACTTACAGGGTGTCGCATGACAAGTACAAAGATGCTAACGAGTTTCTACAAGCAGGGGCTGGACAGGAGTTTAAGTCTGCTTGGTGGAACGCTAAGAAGTATGTTCCTGACAATGTTCTTAACACTGCTGATCAGTTCCTTAAGCTGTTTAGAGAAACTCCCGACCATCAGTTTGTGCCTACAGGTATACAATCCCTTGACGACAAAATCATGGGACTCATGCAGGGTCACTTTACCGTCATTAAAGCACCCACTGGTATCGGTAAGACAGAGGTGATGCGGTTCTTAGAGTACAACCTGATACAAAAGAACGTACCATTCGCCAGTTGGCACTTAGAGGAGACAAAGCTTAGGAGCCTCTTAGGGCTTGTTAGTTACTCTCTGGGTATGAATGTGACCCGAAGAGACCTGATCGACACGCAGGGTGCCACTGAGCAAGTAGAAGATGCCATCAGGAAGATAGCTAAGAACGAGTGTATCTACCAGTTCTTCTTAGGTGATGGTCAAGGTACTGAGGAGTTGTGTGAACAGATCAGATACTTTCGTGAGGCTTGTGATGTTCGTTATGTATTCTTTGAGCCTATCCAAGATGTAGTGTCGGGTAGGTCAGAGAGTTCTAAGGAAGAGCTGTTGTCGGACTTGTCTGTACGGTTGTCTAAGTTAGCCGCAGAGCTTAATGTGGGTATCATCACTATCGCACACACTAATGATGACGGTGATCCTAAGTATTGTAAAATGATTGGACAAAGGGCTTCGGTTATTATAGACTTGAGTCGTGACAGAGAAGCAGAAGACGAGCAGGAAAGAAACACAACGACCTTGAAGGTCGAGAAAAACCGCCCATGTAGTGAAGAGGGTTACGCTGGCTCTCTTCGGTTTAACATGGATACGTTTACATTACAGGAGTTGGACTATGGATAATACAGAAGAGTACTATAACTTTAACGAGGTTTACACAGTAATAGTCCCAAAGGAGAAAGGGCCACAGGATATTATTGTTAGGCTTGGGTGTGACGATAAGTATGACCCTGCTGCTTGGACATTGCTAGGCGCCTATGGTGACACAAGTGGTGAGTGGATAGATATTACAGTAGAAGAGTACTGCCAAGCTATAGAGTTAGTGCAGACAATACACAGGAGATTGATATGAACAAGACTTGTAATAAATGCGGAGAGAGTAAGCCTCTGAGTGAGTACTATGCTAACCCGAAAGCAGCAGATAACCTTCACTTAAGTTGTAAAAGTTGCCATTACGATAAGACTAGGTTAGTACTTCTGTTAAAAAAAGGTTTTGCCAGTTTAAAGCCTGATCGGTGTGAGTGTTGTGGGAACACAAGTGAGCCACTACAGGTTGACCATGACCACAATACTTTAATGTTTAGGGGGTTTATTTGTCAGAGTTGTAATATGACGATAGGTCGTGCAGGGGATAATTATGAGGCTGTCTTAAAAAAAGGCCTAGACCCCATGTTCTTAGACTACTTAAATGTAGCTCAGTGGCGTATGGGTAATACAGCTTTTGATGCTGTTAGACGACGTAAGGGGAAAAAAGTATGACTATATTTGACATTGAAACTGATGGGTTCTTGGACAAGTTAACCAAGATACACGTTGTAAGCTACAAGACACCTGACATGGTAGAGCCTGTGTCTATGTTTGACTATGATGAAATGCGTGAGTTCTTCCTAAGCCAAGACACCCTGATAGGCCACTTCATTGTTGGCTTTGATGTTCCTGCGATTGAAAAGATCTTAGGTATTACTATTAAAGCTAAGTTGATCGACACTTTAAGCGTCAGTTGGTATCTCTCGCCAGAGAGGGCCAGTCATGGTCTTGCATCTTATGGTGAGGATTTCGGGGTGCCTAAACCTGTAGTAGATGACTGGGACAACTTGTCGCAGGACGAGTATGCTCACCGTTGTCAGGAAGATGTAAAGATCAACTCTCGTCTTTGGTCGATACAAGACAAGAAGCTTGACCGTTTGTATGGGAACGACTTCGATAAGTTTAGGTTCTTAGACTATCTGACAACCAAAATGAGGACTGCTAGAGAGCAAGCTGACAATGGTTGGCGTCTTGATATAGCTAAAGCTAACGCCCTATTAGTTGATTGGGAAGCAGCTAAGGCAGTTAAGGTCAACCAGTTGATCCAAGTTATGCCAGAAAAGCAGCACTGGGTTATGAAGCACAAGCCAGCACTGGATAGAATGACTTTAAAGAACGGTCTGCCATCTGCTCGTGCAACTAAGTGGTTTGAGCTTTTGGCCGAAGCTAAGTACCCATTGACTACAGAGAGCCTACGGGTGCTACAGAAGACTGAGCCAGCTAACCCTAACTCACCAGATCAGGTGAAGGACTGGCTGTTCTCTATGGGTTGGGAGCCTTGTACGTTTAACTTCGTTAAGGAAGGTGATGGTGTCAACATGGTAGAAAGGAAGATACCACAAATCCGTAAGGATGGTGAACTGTGTGCTAGTGTTAAACGTCTTATAGACGTTAACGAAGGTGTAGCCCTACTAGATGGTCTTACTGTGTTGTCGCATCGTATTGGCATCATCAAGTCGTTTATCTCCTGCGAGAAAGACGGGTTCCTCAAGGCTACCATCAGTGGTCTGACCAATACGTTTAGGTTCAAGCACTCACGCCCTCTGGTTAACTTGCCCTCAGTGGACAAGCCTTACGGCGAGGACATTCGTAGCTGCTTGATTGCACGGGAAGGTATGACTTTGTGTGGTGCTGATATGGTAAGCCTAGAGGATACTACTAAGCGTCACTACATGAAGCCACTTGACCCTGACTACGTTAACGAAATGTCTAAGGATGGGTTTGACCCTCACCTTGACCTTGCTAAGTTTGCTGGTGCTGTAACACAAGAGGATATTGACAAGCACAACTCTGGTGAAGTTAGTCTCAAGGCGTTGCGTAAGAATTACAAGGTGGTTAACTACAGTGCTACATATGGCGTAGGAGCCCCTAAGCTGGCCCGTGAGACAGGTCTTACACAAACGGCAGCAGCTACCCTACTAGAAGCTTTTTGGGCTCGTAACTGGGCCGTACAGAAGGTGGCTAACCAAGCTAAGGTTAGGGAGTTGTTTGGCAAGTCTTGGATACAAAACCCTGTATCAAAGTTCTGGCATGTGTTGCGTAGTGACAAGGACAGGTTCAGCACACTAAACCAAAGTACAGGTGTCTACTGCTTTGACACTTGGGTTAGTTACGTCAGAGGTCATGGGGTCAATATACTAGGCCAGTTCCATGACGAGATAATCGCAGAAATACCACAAGCAAAGGGGGATGAACTGGCTAAAGACCTTAAAGACTGTATGAGATATGCCAATCAGGATGTAAACCTAAACATACCATTAGGTATCGACTATTCTTTTGGTAAAAATTATGCAGAAATTCACTAAAGGGGGTTGAAAGGTGAGCTTTCGATCCTATATACACTAAACCTCATATAAAGGAATGTAAAATGAGTAAAGCAAAAGCAAGAGTTATCGTGATGAAGGGCTTTGTAGAGTATGCAAGGGTCTTCAAGGAGAACATGGATAGCAACCCTGACTTTCACCCGACAGGTCAGTTTAATATGAACTTCTACCCAGAGACAGAAGCTGACCTGCAAATGTACTGGGATGCTGGCGTGGCAAAAGAGTTTCGGGGCCATCAACGTCTTAAAGACCCACGGTCAGGTGATGGCTATGGTATTGGTCAATACATTCGTCTCAAGCGTGACAATGTAAACCCTGTTGCAGAGACACTGGGGGGTGCTCCGCAGGTGGTTAACTGGTCTGGTGACGAGTTGACTAAGGGTTCTAACTGGTCTTTCTCTGACGGGGAGCTAGGCAACGGTACTAAGGTACAAGTTAAGGTCACTGTCTATGGTGAAGGTGATCGTACAGGACACCGCATTGATAAGGTCGGTGTGATTAACTTGGTGGAGTACCAGTCCACTGTGACAGAGGATGGCTTCTAAGTGAAGCTTATCACTCTTAGCCAAGAAGCATGGGGGCCTGACGATAAACGTGAGGCTTCCTATTCATCCTCTAATGTAGAGACAATCGAGGACTTCCTAGACCATTGTCAAAACGTGGCTAGGGTTGCAGGGTTCGGGGACTTAGCTATAGGGTCCAAGTTTATGGGCGGAGAGGAAACATGGTCCCAGTTTTAAAGACTATCGTGGATGGCGACATAGTGGCATACCGTGCCGCCGCACACAAAGTAGAGGTAGATGGTGTAAAACGTGAGTGTACTGAAATAGAAGCACTAGAGTATGCTAATGCTTTTATGAAGGAGATTATTGCAGAGTGTTCGTTCTATAATGAAACTGGCGACTACTCTGTTTATCTCACAGGTAAGGGTAACTTTCGTTTCGATATTGCTAAGACTGCGGTCTACAAAGGAAACAGAAGTGACAAACCTAAGCCTGACTACTTACAGTCAGTGCGTAAGTACCTGTCTGACGAGTGGGGTGCTGTAACCTCAGAGGGTGAAGAAGCTGATGATCTAATAGCTATTGATGCTGCTAAGACAGGGTACAAAGCCTGTGTAGCTACCATTGATAAAGACATGCTACAGATCAAGGGCCTTCACTATAACCTTAATAAGAAGACCTTTACCCTGATGGATCACTTTGATGGGTTGCATTGGTTCTATAAGCAAATACTTATGGGTGATGCAGCAGACAACATCAAAGGGCTTCACAGAGTTGGCCCTGTAAAAGCAGAGGACATGCTAGTTCACTGTAATAACGAGAAGGAGTTGTATCAAACCGTGGTACACAAGTACGATGGTGACGAAGAAAGGGTACTAGAGAATGCCCGACTACTATGGCTCAGACGGACGGAAGGGGAGATATGGGAACCGCCGCATCATCGAAAGCCAAAGGCCGCTTAGGTCAGCAGGAGATAAGAGATAAGATACTGAAAGCCTTTCCAGAACTAGAACCTGACGATGTTAGGTCAACGGCTATGGGCCAACAAGGAGAGGACATACAGTTGAGCCCAAGGGCAAGAGAGCTTATCCCTATCTCCGCTGAGGTAAAGCGTAGGAAGAACTTGAAAACTATCTATGACTTTGTTGACCAAGCCAAACAGGGTGGTGAGTATGAGCCAGTAGTTTTCTTTAGAGCAGACCGACAAGAGTGGCTAGTTATAACTAAACTAGATCACTATATAGACTTAATCAAAGGATGGAAGAAATGATCACAATAGACAGAATTTTATCAGGGCCAGTAACCACACAGAAAGGTGTTAAGAGCCTTGTAGTAGAGGCAGGTGGGGAACCTATTACTTGGGCATCTTTGGGGTATCGTATCGACCAGATAGTAGATCACTTTAAGTTGTCCGATAAGCCTTACACAGTGCAACTTGAAACCTAATGTCTGTGTACCATGATGACCATGAGTTACTTGGTGTTGTGGAAAACTTTGGGCTACTTCAACTAATGTTAGACGCAGGTTTGACTGAGGATGAAGTAGCCCTTCACTTGCACCACACAGGTTTAATAGACCTAGATGAATACTTAGAAGACGGAGACTACTAAGATGATTACGCAAGATGACATAGATGCTTTCTTAGATATGGCAAAGGATGACTTTAACGATTTTCACATATTCCCAGATGCAACACCACAAGAGATGGTTACACAGTTCGTAGACCACATGGGACAACCTATGGACAGGGAGTATAAGCTAGGCTCTGACTTAGAAGACTTTAGGTTTGCCCTAATGCGAGAAGAGTTCTACGAGGTTGTAGACGAGACAGAGCCACACAATAGGTTAAAGGAGTTGGCTGACCTACTATATGTAATCTATGGCTATGCTGTTACATTCGGATGGGACTTAGACGAAGCGTTTAGGCGAGTGCATGAGTCCAATATGTCTAAGCTAGGGGACGATGGTAAGCCAATTAAAGACAACAACGGTAAGGTCATGAAAGGCCCTAACTATAAAAGACCCAACTTGAAGGATTTAGTATGAACAATTATCTACCAACAGACTACCAGACTTTTATTGCCACTAGCCGTTACGCTCGTTGGCTTGAAGGTTTAGGTCGTCGTGAAACATGGGGGGAGACTGTTAGCCGTTATATGTCTAATATCTTGTCTCCCCACCTGTCTAGTGACCCCGATGTTATGAGTGAGATTGAGGCAGCTATTCTTAGCCTTTCTGTCATGCCTAGTATGAGGTCACTTATGACTGCTGGTGTTGCTGCAAATAGAGACAACACCTGTATGTATAACTGTAGCTACTTACCCGTAGATGACCCTAAGTCTTTCGACGAGGCTATGTTCATCCTCCTTTGTGGGACGGGGGTTGGTTTCAGTGTTGAGCGTCAGTTCATCACTAAACTCCCTGATGTTCCGCCTCTTTTCGATAGCGAAACGACTGTCGTCATCAAGGACAGCAAGGAAGGATGGGCTAAGGGTTTGAGACAAGTGTTGGCACTCCTATGGGCTGGTGAGGTTCCTAAGTGGGATGTGTCTAAAGTTAGACCTGCTGGTGCTAAGCTTAAGACGTTTGGGGGTCGTGCTAGTGGTCCTGCTCCTTTGGTTGATTTGTTTAACTTTGCTGTTACTACATTCAAAGCCGCACAGGGGCGTAGACTGTCCAGCCTTGAGTGTCATGACCTAATGTGTAAGATCGGTGAAGTTGTCGTTGTAGGGGGCGTTAGACGCTCTGCTATGATCTCTTTAAGCAATCTATCTGATGATCGTATGCGTCATGCTAAGTCAGGGGCTTGGTGGGAAAATGCAACCCATCGTGCCTTAGCTAATAATTCTGTAGCTTATACAGAGAAACCAGACAGTATGTCATTCATGCGTGAGTGGACTGCACTAATGGAGAGTGGTAGTGGAGAACGAGGAATATTCAACAGAGAAGCGTCAGTTAGACAAGCAGCAAAAAATGGCCGTAGAGAGTCTGGCTATGAGTTCGGAACAAATCCATGCTCAGAAATCATACTTAGGCCGAATCAGTTCTGTAATCTTACGGAAGTTGTCATCCGTGCTAACGACAGTATCGAAGACCTTACAAGAAAAGTCCGTGTTGCAACTATACTTGGGACTATACAGTCCACCTACACCCACTTTCCATATCTGCGAAAGGTGTGGGGAACGAATACCGCATCCGAAAGGTTGCTCGGTGTGTCACTCACGGGGATAATGGACAACAAGCTAATGACATTGGCTAATGAAGGCCTGTCAGAGACATTGGAGCATTTAAGGGATGTGGCTATTTCTACTAACGCTGAGTGGGCTGACCGTCTTGGTATCCCTCATAGCACTGCTATTACTTGTGTCAAGCCAAGTGGAACAGTTTCCCAACTGGTTGATTCAGCTTCTGGCATTCATGCTCGTCACAGTCCCTATTATATCCGTACTGTGCGTGGAGATAACAAAGACCCATTGACGCAGTTTATGATTGATCAGGGTATCCCTAATGAGCCTGACGTAATGAAGCCTGATGCCACTACAGTGTTTAGCTTCCCTATGCGTTCTCCTGTGGGTGCTGTTCATACTGCTGACATGACTGCTATAGAACAGCTAGAGATGTGGCTGATGTATCAACGTCACTGGTGTGAGCATAAGCCTAGCGTAACTATTAATGTCAAGGCTGACGAGTGGCTAGAGGTAGGAGCCTTTGTGTATAAACACTTTGATGAAATGTCTGGTGTTTCGTTCTTACCGTTTAATGAGCACACGTATCAACAAGCACCTTATCAGGAGTGTGACAAAGACCACTACCACGAGGTTGTAGAGACCTCTCCTGACAGCATTGACTGGACTAAGTTGGCTAACTATGAAGTAGAGGACAACACCAGCGGTATGCAGACTATGGCCTGTACTGGTGACGTCTGTGAGATGGTGGACATTACATAATGGTAGAAGTTAGAAAGAGGTTTGAGCAAAGTCTGTACGATAGGTTTGACAATCCTGCAAAGGTCAAGCTTATCGAAATACTAGAGAAGCAGGGGCATACAGTGTCTAATGTAAAGGAGAACTACTACGCAGATGTAGAAACTGTTAAGAAGGGTGTTACATACTACTCAGAGGGTGAAGTAAAGAGGGCATGGAAGGAGGAGTGGCCCGATGATTGGACAGAGATAAGGATACCTCACCGTAAGTCTAGGTTACTTAAGAAGTATAACAGTAACGTAAACTTCTATGTCTTTAACATTCACTTAACCCAGTGTTGGATGATCAGGGGGCAACAGATGACAGAAGAAGTTGTAAGGACTGCTAAAGGTCGTTATATTGCTAAGGGGGAATTGTTCTACCATATTCCCTATAAAGAAGCGGAGTTAATAAGATTGTAGAAAGGATAAGATATGGTATATGTTTATATAGTCGTTTTAAGCATGATGAAAGATGGGGAGCCTCACTTCTCTGTGAGAGCCCCTAATGCGACCTACAAGACAGAAGAAAGGTGTCAGGCTGTAAGGGAGCTTAATATGCTGTACTTACTTGAAACCCAACCCGACCCCAGTTATAAGTTTGTGAGTCAGTGCGTAGGGTTCCCGTCCCCTTTAAGTAAGAAGGGGAATTTGTAATGCCAGAGGTCTTGAAATTTGTTAAGCCAGACTATAAGTTATCTGATACAGATAAACAGTTCCTTGAACTAGAGGAACAGAAACGCCAGATAGAAGAGCAAGCTAGGCTTATAAGGAGTAAAGATGGCTAAGTGGAAAGAGGTTGCAGCGTTCAACCCTTGTGACGATATGGTTAATCACCCACCACATTACGGGACAGGTAACATCGAGTGTATTGAATACATCGAGGACTTCTTAACCGAAGAGGAATACATCGGATACCTGCGTGGGAATATTGCCAAGTACTTACACAGGTGGCGTTATAAGAATGGTATAGAGGACCTAAAGAAAGCCGAGTGGTATGGTTCTAGGTTGATTAAGGTGGTGGATAATGCCTGATGTTATGTCCATAGTCCTTGTTGTCCAGACCCTGTTAATACTTTGGCTAGTGGGGAAGGTGGACAGGCTAGAGAAGGAAGTAGAGTTTAAGATGAAGGTGCCTATGTATGCTCTGTTTAGGCACTTAGAAGAAGAGCACAACAAATGAAAAAAGCCCCCGAATCCTACATGGGAAACGGGGGCTTACTTATTTGTATAACTTTGGTACACAGTAGGCGACTGCCCTATCTTGGGGAGTTATACCGTGAGTGCTATACCTTTTGACAAGTGCAGCAGCATGACGGTTACAATCATCTAATAAAGTAAAGGTTAAGGTGGCATCTACTAACTCTCTACTCTCTCCTGTACCTATATATAGTAGCAGTAAAAATACATACATGGCTACTTCTTGCCAAAGAACTTACTCACAGACCTCATGCCTATACTGGCACTAACGATACCCCCCAAGGCAATCTGATACCACTGGGGCATAACCTCAAGTGCAGCAAAGCCACGGGCTACAATATCGTTGCCCCAATCTCCACAGAAGGCAAGTATTAGTGGGATACTGAACAGTAGGGTAATCCACTCATCTTTCCATGAGTTCTGAGTACCCTTCATAGCTTCTATGTCCCAGTCAATCTCACCAGTAAGCTGCTTCTTTTTAATCTCAGCTTCGGTTAACTTGATCTGTGTCTTGCCATCTATAACGCTTGTGGCTAGTCCTGTCAGGCTGCTAATAATAGAACCTATCATTTTTCATGTCCTAACCATACAGCAAAAGCACCAGTCATAGCACCAGTCACAGTGGCTGTTAGAGCAGTGGCTTGTGAAGTCATGGTCTCAGGGTCTAAGCCCATAAACCAGTATAAAACCTCTATATACATAAATGTCATAACCAGCATCATAAGACGTGGCAGTATCTTCCAATGTAAAACTCTTTCCATAGTAACGCTCATACGAGTCTCCTTTACATAACAGACGCTATTAGCCAGATGCCCCCACCAAGTATGAGCAGGATGCCAAAAGATAGTCCACCTATAGCTAGGTTGTTCTGTATCTGGCGTTTAGCTTCCATAGCAGCGTAAACTGTTTCTTCTCTCTCTTTGCGTATTTGTCTACGCATCTGTAGCATGTCGTCATAAGTAGACGGGCCGAACCTCATATTGAGCATAAACTTTATTTCCTTCTCACGCTCCATGAGGGTCTTCTTACGGATGACAATATCCATAGCTTCTTGCTCTATGTTGTCATTACCGTGGGTCTTCTTGTCTAACCAAGTAGGGTTCTTACGTTGGGACTCAGCCTTGTTAATATCTGCAACAGCATTATACCAAGTGCCGAGCTGTGTCGATATGTCTTGCATTTCACGACCAGCACCAACTAACATTTTAATACCTTTAAATGCGGTGTTAGCCGCAGCAAAAGCGGTGACTGGATCAATCATACCCTTCTTAGTCCTTCTCCATTACCTCTAGCATCCTTTCAAGGGACTCTTTAATTCCCTTTATGTTTTCCTCAATCTTGCCTAGTTGCACGGCTTGCATATTAGACGATGCTTCGACAGCTTTCACATCACCACTTATTCTAACTATAGAGGCGTAGTTAGCATCTACGTCTGCCCTCATTTGAGAGATACTCCAAACTATCATTGCAGCTTGAAGTACCAAGGCAAACAGTAGTGTTGCCGATATATTTTTACCCATTACGAAGCAGTCTTCTTCCCCCCTAGTCAAGGGGGTAGGCTTTCCAGTCTAGCTGGAAGTGTGGCCCATCAGGGAACTTCTTCCAATCACCACCCCATACGATCTTAATGTCTAGTTCCTTTGCAGCAGCCTTCATAGCATCACCAATAGGGTAGAAGTCATCCCACTCCCATGATACAGGATAGGGGACAACATCAACTGCATGACCCGTCAGGTGACGAGACTTGAGTGTAGTTGACTTGCCTGTCCTCTTAAGCATACGCTGACGTTCAATATTACGAACACCCTCAGTTACACTAAAGTCCTTTTCACTAATCTCTAATGCTCTTGTAACAACAGCAACCATATCGGGATGTACCCCAGACAAGTTCTGCTTACTTCGTAGTCCTAGTTTGTATCCCATTGGTTACTCCTTAAGATGGTTTAGTGGGCCATGTGACGTTGTTAGGGAACCCTGATTGTTGTGGCACATTTAACAGGTCTGTTCTGTATTGTGACCACTCTGTTTGCTTATCAGATGTAAGTTCTGCCCAACGTAAGGGGTTAGAAACCAAGGGGTCAACCTCTGTAAGCAACTTGTAGTCACGATCAGAACGAACCTGCTCTGCTGTTTCTGCATCTAACTCTTCCTGAGTGGGTGCAACGTAAGCTGTAAAATCTGCACCTATCAAAGACATTAACTCGCTGTTGTTTACAGTGTTGTCAGTGTCGGAGGGGTCTAAGGTGTAGGGTATCCACCCGTAATCGGGGTGACTGATTTCTACATCAAAGCGAGTGTTATCAGAGTTAAGCGATTGAGCATTACGCACTTGTGTAATTGTAATAGTCATTATGAAATCCTCACAAATAAACTTCCAGATACATTTGAGTTACCTCCAGAAACCGTCTGTCCACTATTAAAATAGCCCGTATTTCCCATAAGACGCCAAGTTCCTGTCAAACTAGATGAACTAGCCCCGTTTGTACCACCATGTCCAGTGTAAGTGTTTGCTGTGCGGAGGGAACTTCCCGAAACAGTGAACGTCCCCCCATTATTATTACCAAGCCCAGTATAGTACGCCAAGCAATAAGTACTAACGGCACCAAAGGTTGTACTACCCCCCGCTGCGGCAGACCATGATATATCCGTACCGTCCGAAGTTAAGACTTGACTCGCCGTTCCGGGAGATAGTGCTGCTGTGGTTCCACTCGGATTACTATATATAATCTGACCTCTAGTCAGTGTCGGGGGACCAGCAGACCACGAGAGGTCAGTACCATCACTTGTAAGGACAGTACCAGCACCACCCTTGACAAGTTCTGAGGTTACACCAGAGTTATTGCCGTATATAATAGAGCCTCTAGTTAAACTGTCTAAAAGGTTAATGTCTGCCCCAGATGCAGTAATAGCCGTTGCCCCAAGAGTTAGCCCTTGTGTAGTGATAGACAACACATTATTATTAGACTGATCTAATACGCAAATACTGACCCAAGCATTGTTAGCCTCATTACGAAGCTTTAAGGTATTGGTATCTGTCTCATACCACCATTGATTAGCATAAGTAGTGGTAGGTTCTGCATCACCAGAAGAATTAGAAGCTAAAGCTACGAAAGCACTGTTAAGGTCTGCCCTAGTAGCAGGGAATAATTGATTAGCAATGTTAAAGTCGTGTTGGCTCATGTTCTGTGTCCTACTCTGGCTTTACAGGCCATGTGATTGCAGTGTTCATTATAATAACCCTTATTCCACTGTTACGTTAGGGATGGGCTGAATTTCTGTCAGTTCCTCTGGAGTAGCAGCAGCCTCAATAGAAGCTAGTGCAGGGGCATCACGCAAGGCTTGCTTGTCAGCAATAATTTGTGTGGTGTCAGACCCTGTCTCCAAGGCCTTCATAAAGGCTGTGTCTAGTAATTCTAGCGGCTTTACACGAGCCTCACGAATTTTGTCACGCCATATGTCTCGTGCTACTACCATGTCTACAGAGATAACCTCTGCATTAGTATCAGCTTCCCAAGCATTACGAAATGTACGTTCTGCTGGCACTTCATAATCTGCGGCGTCATAAGAAGTTGCGCCGATCTTTATAAGTATTTGTGTCATGCTGCTAACCTCCAAGCATTACGGAACTGTCTGTCAGACGGTACATCTTCTGTACGCACAATCTTAAACATTGGCCTGTTATACTCCACCGACCAGATGTGACGGGGGACGTCTTTCATAATTAGGTACTCAACAGCTTCCTCTTCAGTGAGCGGTCCAATTCGGGGTGCAGTCCACTGTTCTGCACGTTTTTCTGGATCATGCTTAAAGGTGTCGTGCCGACCCTCTGCAATGGCCTGTTGCTCATCGTCCTGCAAAGTCCAGTAAACTGAGATAGGTGGTAGTAGTCCAGCCTTGGCCTCTTCAAGCCATTTGTCACTAGGGACAAGCACCATTGCGGGTTGCTCTGGCTGCTCTGGATCTTCAAATATTACCCTATACCTGCTCATTGTGTTATAACTACCTGCCCTCTGGTTGCGGCTTGGTCGCTTCTTTGGCCCATAGAATTTGTCCCGCCCGTGTTCCCAAAAGAAGCTCGCATTTGAGAAGTGCTGGCGCTTTGAGTCGAAGCAGACCCTTGAGGGTGGTTTGTCATAGGGGAAGTCCCAAAAGTGGTGGTGTAGTTAGCATTAGATTGGGTAGGGGAAAAGTTAACCCCGAAATCACCTAGGCCGTAGTCACTAATGCTAGACACACCTCCACTGTCCCTAATAGACGTTCCAGTATACCCATTAAAGTTTACAAAAGCATTTGTAGTACCAGCCCCTGCCCCTGCTGACATATACTCTTTAACAGTCTCCACTTTAGTCATTCGCATTGTTCCAGCATCGTTGATTAACATGCCGTCTCCGTCAGCCAGAGCATCTGTACCTCTAGCAGTCGCACCATTAATTAGGTTAAGTTCTGCTGTGCTGATAGTTGCGCCATTTAATTTATTTAACTCTGCTGTGGTTACAGTTGCACCACTTAACTTATTTAACTCTGCCGTGCTGACAGTTGCACCATCTAACTTATTTAATTCTGTAGCTGTTGAAGTCATACTAACATCAAGGGTTAGTACAGTCACCCACCCATCGTTAGCCTCGTTCCTAATCTTAAGGGTATTAGTGTCTGTCTCATACCACCATTGATTAGCATAAGTAGTGGTAGGCTCCGTGTCACCAGAAGAATTAGAAACAACAGCCAAGATAGCGTCATTTATGTCTGCTCTAGTGTTAGGAAAAGTTTGATTAGCAATATTAAAGTCATGCTGCGACATTACGTTAGTTCCTTTCCGTAGCCCTTAGCTACATAGTCTAGGGTTACAGCGTTTGTACTGGCTGACGAGCCGGTAAAGATGTTCATAGTAAAGCCAGTTCGGGTTTTATTTGTAATTGTGTATCTGTCACCATCTGTCATATCAGCTAAGGATATGCCTATAGCTGGCACATTAGCAAAAGCGTTTGTAAAGGTTACGTTAGTGGTTCCTGTAAAGGTTATGTCAGAACCCGATTCTACCCGATCAGGCATGTCTACTTCCACAGACAGTTCACTTATCTGAGGAGAAGAGGTTTCGGTTGTTGCACCTAACAATGCCCTAAACTCAAAAGCTCTTGCAGTTATATCACTTACGGAAAATGACTGCCAATCTGACCAAGTAGGAGTTCCTGCGGGGTCATCGTCAGTGTGCCTCAACTCTAAGGTAACAGATGTATCATCTGCATCAGACCCTACAGTATCAAATTCCCCTGTCGCAGAGTCAAAAAGTGTAGACTGTAGATCGAAGGTATCAGCATTGTTAAACCTAGTGGACTCAAAGCTATAACCTAACCTGCAAGTAGCTTTAAAACCAATGTCAAGATTGTTAGCAAAGTAGTATATGCCAGAACTTTCAAAGGTAGTTACAGTGTCGAAGTTATTGGGCCTATCGTCAAAGTCTCCCGTTGCAGAATCAAAAAGCTCACTTATAAGTAACAACTTATTGTCAGCCTTTACTACGTTTGACTTAACTCCGCTAAAAGAGGGATGTTCTGTGAGCGTGGCTACAACATTTAATTCTTCCATGCCAACACTGGTGATAACAAACTTGGCAGCATTAATGGAGGTATTAGACCCACTAGCGGTATCGTCTACAGCTTTTATGAAGTAAGTGCCCGGACCTGCATCTGACAGAGATAAGGTACTACTGCCTGAAGGTACTTCAGCTAATAGAAAAGAAGAGTTGTATAAAGCACCAGAAATAGCCTTAGAATATCTAATGATGTAGTGAGCTAAGTCTAAGTCAGGTACTGGTGTCCAGCTTAGGAATAAGTTGCCTCCGACAAGGTTGCCAGAGAAGTTAGTTACATCAGCAGGAGGTGCGCCTAAAGGCTCTACAAACTGATTAGCCAGAGTATTATATGGACCGTGAACACCTAAAGAGTTAGTAGCTCTTGCCCTTACATCATAAAATCCGTCTTCTATGCCTACGACCTCTACACGATCTGTACCTACAAAAGCTCCGATTGTACCTAAAGACGTATAGTTTGTATCCCCTACTTTTCTGTACTGTACCTCTGCTGTGTCCATAATGTTAGCAGTGTTTGTAACATCTATGGTCATAACCCCCAGTACTTTACCCTTGACTCTCCTTAGCTCTGACCCCAAAGTTAACCCAAGGGTAGGGACAGTAAAGGGAGACAACAGGGTAGTATTATCTCTTTCGTAGACTATACCATCGTTGACTTCATCAAAGACACTTTCGGAAATTTCTCTTAGTGTCATTTCTACTTGAAGATCATATTGGTTTTGTAGTCCAAATGTCCAACCTACAACCTCAAACTCTTTGTTGGTCCAACCAAGTCTAGTGTTAGTAATTCTTACATTGTCACCTGTTTGTACTTGAAAAGCCCTGAGACCAAAAGAGGCTGTAAGGGTTAACTGTTGTCTGTTACGTTCTAGTACAATCCTAGCTGTTCTTCTGGCTTCTATAGAGTTATCAGTCCAAGGAAGATCATAGTCTATAGAAGATTCTTGCCCATTATCAGCAGTAACAAAAGCAGCATTAGTTACAGGTGGAAAATCTGTTACTTGCCAATTACTTTCTGAGCCTCTAAATGTGCCTTTGACACTGTTAAAGTTATCACGACGAGAGTGTCTAGTTGACAAGGTAAGGCCTGATCTAAGATCATCTTCGTTGAGGTCTAGGACAGGGGCAGTCCACTTAGCAGCCTTTACGTTCCAGTAACCTTGGTTATACCATATAGTGCCCCCCATAGAGGTCATGAGGTCAGCTATGAGTTCTTGTGGTTCTATCCCTGTAGTAAAAGCACCATTGGCTGTATATCGTGTTGTACCAGCGTCTGTGTTAGTCTCGTCACATATGTTAGCAGCAGTAATAAAGGCTGTATCGTTTATGTTAGCGGTAGCTTCACCTAACCCGTACCCTGTAGCTGTCAGATAGTCCCTTGCACAAAGGGCAGGATTATCGGACCAAGCAGTAGTTGAGGTTCTAGGATCGTATAACTTCTTGCCCTTAATGACAGCGGTAATCTCAGGGACGTTATTAGGGAAGGCGTCTACATCATAAGTAAACTTACAATACAAGTAAGCAATGCCACGAAGTCTGTGGTTCCCTGTCCAACCAGACACAGCACTAACTAAGTTACTATCTGCGACTTGGTTTGGCGACCCTAAGTGTTGATAAATTTTAATCTTACCTTGATAGCGACTAGGAGAAGTTACAGTACCACTACTGTTTATAGTCGCTACTTCATCGTTAATGTATATTTCTTCAAAAGATTCTATCTCGTGTCCAGCAAAGGCAACAACCCTGTGAAGGTCTACGTTATCTGTACCTGTAGTACCTTCAAATATCCTAGCACCCGCAACTTTCATCTTACCATAGATGATCTGATGGGATATTGTAGAACCCCTTTGTGTTACTTCATAGCCCCTCTTACGACCAGCACCACCGGCACCGGCCATGCTAGGTCTTAACGCTCTAGAGGTCTCGTAGGATAGTGCCGAGTATGCGTAAGCTGTACCCGCCCACGGTCCTACGGTAGCAGTTAAAGCAAAGGTTATAGCCGCATGTACTATTACCCTAACAATAGCTTTGGCAAGGCTTTTAAAGCTAAGACCCATTAGTTAACTCCTTACTGCGTTCTAGCTTTATCAGGGGTTCTTCCCCAAATTATCTCTTTGTCTTGTAAGTCCTCTATAAAATCCATACCAAGGTCTCCGGGATACACAGACTTCTGATAAGCAGAAGTGTATCTAGAAACTCTTGGTCTCTCTAAATCTATTAGTTTGTTTTCTACAGTTAGCTCTAAAGTAGCTGTATCAGGGTTTTCCTGTATATTCATCTGATCCATATAACCAGAAAAAGTCTGAGTTAAGGCTGTAGTGTCCGAGGTAATACCAAAGTAAATGTTACAAACACGACCCTGATATGGTTCCTGTAGAGCAAGAGAAACTACCTCAGAAGTCATACCGCTAAGAGTTATAGTAGCTCCTCTTACGGCAAGGTCAGAACCCTCTTCTACAGAGGATATATCTAGTAGATTGCCTGATCCTGTCCAAGTATGCCCTCCGTAGGAAAGGTCTCCAACCCCTGTCCACAACCTAAGTTCATTAGGACTATCAAACAACAGTTCTACAGCAAAGAAGGTGGAGATTACATCATCGTCTAGGGCATTAAGCACTACCGAGGGAATAGTCCTAGTCATTATACAATTACCTCTACAGCCTCAAAAGAGATACCATAGGTACTAGAGTTCCCTATCTCCCACTCTTGCACATTACTTGTTAACCTAAAGACCCCCTTAGCGTTGTCTACAGTTACAGCAGCACCAGAGTAAGTATCCTTGAGGTTAGGCCATATATCTACCGATCCCGTAGCTGATACGTCTGCCAAAACTTTATGTAACTTAGATGTACTAGCTGTTCCTAGTTGTATGTAGTCACCAGCTTTAAGTGTTGTTCCGTCAGAGATAGTAATGGTCACAGATGAAGCACCAGCAGTACCCGTAGCTGTAAGAGAACTGTTAGTAGCTGTACCTCTAGGCTCTGTGCAGTTAGGATCACCTAAAAGAAAGGTATGCACTGGACCTTGTAACGACAACAAGAAAGCTACCCAAGGTTCACCTAAGTCTCTGCGTACAGGTGGTATAGTCACAGAGGCTTCCCATGCTTGTCCTACATGTTGCAC